AACAGTTTGATTTGCTCATCCACAAGATCCTGAACGAGACCTTGTTCGCCACTGTGACCTGCGTAGTAAGTTGGAAAATAGGGACTGGTAGGCATTTTATCCGATCATATCCATTGGTGGAATTGCGTACTTACTGAGAACTTCAGATTCAATCTTCTCGATCTCTGCAAGTGCGTCTGTGTAGATTTCTCTACCGTTAAGTGTTACACCGCCAGGTAGTTGAACATTGTTATACTTAATCAAGTTCATACCCCACTGTCTCTTCATAAGAGCTGTGGCATACTTCTTGACAAACATATCGTTGTTCATCTCTGTAGCGTCTGTAGGATCATTGAGACGATGACATTCAATAAGAACATTAGTTCCTTCTTTGAGGAAGTCTTTATTGATATCAAGGTATAAACGATCACGACGTGCTGTAAATCTGAACTGTTGGAATGAACCATTGTTCAGAACCATATCTAGAGTTTCTAGATAAGTCTTATTCATATAGTAGTTAAGGATATCAAGTGATCCGAATGCATAGAGATCATTCAGGAAAATTTGATACTCAACGCCAAAAAGATTTGAACGGATTGAATTACTAACAAGACCAAATACTCTAGTGATACCAACTACATGGTCAGGAATTGGAATGAAGTTTGTAGCTTCTTTCCAGTTAGTAGTACCTTCTGTAGATGTTACACTAGCAGCAAACCTTGTTTTATCGTCAGCACTAATTTCATGGTATAAGTAAGCACGCTCCATACCGTTGTAGCAGTTCTCTTGGAAGAACTGAAACGTGTCGTCTATTACGTTGTTGACCTGTTCATCGTCAATGTTGACTTGTAGGACAGGCTCACCAAGCTGCCTCTTACAATAAGTGATGAGTTCAGCTCTTGTACTTGGAGATGCCATTACACACAATAATCCCTTCTTTTATATTTAGGGATTATTCTGCTGGTGCCTCTTCTGGGGGTGCTGGAGGTGCTGGTTCTTCTCCAGAAAGCAGTCCAATAGTCTCTAGACCACCTTGTAATTTAATTTTATATTCTTTTGCTTTAGCTAGATTTTCTTCTAGTTCTCTGATTTGAGTATCTGTAGTAGCAATTTGTTCCTCAAAATTCTTTTTGAGTTGTGCTGGATCCATGCTCATTGTTATCACGTATGATAGTGTATACTGTATTTATCAGGTTGGAGTAACCCTATATGAATACTTGTCGTCAACGATTAGAGACGGCATAAAGTTCATAGAAATAGATATCCTGCCATCTTTTTTATTATCTGCATAACCATGTGTAAGGTTAGATGGCCAAAGCATTAGTTCTCCTTCATTGGGAAGCATGATAAGATCACAATTGTATTTGCCAAGCTTATTCATATCTGCTAACAGTGAGATAGATGCATGAGATGAATGTGATGCACTATCTGGATGTCTGAAAAACAAAGGAGCATGTCCTTCTTCATGTGCAAGATAATATGTTCCTGAGATATATGCATTCGTATGAAAGTGTGGATATTGTTGACCACCCTCATCACATAAGTTTAACCAACTATCGGTAATGATCATTTTTTCTGGTAGTTGGTAACCCATATCATCAGCAACAAAAGTGGCACATTGATATTCACACCACTCCTTGAATTCTTTGAACTCTTCTCTGTGCAAGAATGATCTGCCAGAGGTATTATCATAGTGATGCAACTTTGTGCATCTTGTATTGGTTACCATAGATTCATCCTGCATCATACTGATAACTTGTTTTTTTAAGTCATCACGATCTGGATAAAATTCTCTACCAATAGCTTTAGGAAAAACGTCAGTTAAATGCATTTTTTAATAACAAATATATTAATACCATTCCACCAAGAATTTACATCTTCAATTTCTTCGGTAAGAATGCTTCTTTCATATAAAATTTCTAGATTATTTTCATTGATGAATTCAATTGTAGAAGGATATACATCTTCTAGGTTTGCGTCATCTACAACTAGGATAAATTCATCCTCCACATATGGAAGGATGTGTTGTAGACAAGATTTTTGAGTGTTTAAGTCATGATCTGCATCGTAAAAAATAGTATTTACTTTCTTATCTAGGTTCTCTTCAGTTGCCTCACGAATGTCACCATTTAAAATTGCAATGTTACTATTATCTGTCCACACAGATTTAACATTTTCAATAAAAGTTTCAATAGATCCTTCTTCTTCCTTCCATTCAATGTCTTCTCTGATTGGCAAGATATCTACATCACGCCAATGATCTGCTGCATATGCAGTAATGTCATTACCTTGAATTGCTGCACAGAATGTGCTGCCGTTGAACACACCAATTTCCAGATACTTTGTGTCCTCGTAAGAACATAGATTGTTGAGGAAGTGTCTTACCTTGTCAGAAGTAAGACCTTGAATATCATGATCAAATTTTGATTCACCAACAATAGCTTTATCGATAGCATCTAAACATCTAGTTGCGTATGGATGTACTTCTCTGTCTTGTTTTTTGAGATGAGCATCAACAACAGTTTCACAATAATTACATTCCCAACAATCAAACTTACAGTTTTTAATTTTATCACGCCACAAGTCAATAGGTCTTTCTTTTAAACCTAAGTCTTCCATGTAAGGATCAAATTGAGAGAACAAAAGATCATCTCCTTTATTCCATCTAGAAATAATATCCATGGATTCTTTAAAACGAACCATGCTTTCACGACCATGCATCTTGAATACATCAATACCAAGATCAACAAACTCTTCCCAATCTTCACGCCATGGTGGAATATTACCTGCCTTAAGAGAAGCAGATGCATCAACTACATCCCACGTAGAACAAGATACTCTACTAATTTCATCATTAAAATATTGAGGACCTTCAGTTCTAGTGCAATTAAATTGATAATGCTCTGGCATAATTGGACAACCACCCCAGCAATTCTCATTAGCAAGCAATGAAATCTTTACTGGTTTACCAATTGACTCACAATAATCTTTAGCATCTTTGATTCTCTTTAGAGCATCACGGTCACGCATCAAATCTCTGTCTAGATTGATGTAATTAAATCCTGCTTTTGCTGCACCAACAACTTCGTTTGCTCTAGTAACTTCTCGTAGAATCGTGTTTTTAATAAACAACTCTGGAAATTCTTTTTGAATTTGTCCTGTAGCTACCCATGTAGTATGAGGTAGAGTTACAATACGAATACCTTTATCATACAGTGGTTTAAAATTTTCAATCCAAGTATCTAAATTTTTCTGATCAGGTCTAATCCACATATTATTAAATGTAGCAGACAATGGAATGCCTACCTGTTCAGAAATCCATAAAGCATTTATGGTAGATGATCTATGATCCTGCACAAAAACATCACCCATCGCATCCTGATCAAAAGGAGGGATACGACAGGTAAAATACAAATCGTAAATTAAATGATTATGTTCTTTTAAAAAAGGAACTAATATTTCCTCTACAAATTCTTTATTGCTCTTCGGATTGATCGGTAGACTGAAGAGCTTTTTGTGCATTGAGTTCATCACGAATTTTGTCTAGAAGAGGAATATTAAGGTTGTCTTCTACACCATGGAATGTAGGAACCTGAACATCAGGAGATTCAGCATATGCTTGGAAATACTTTTCTGTTTTTCCTTGAATCTTATCCATGGAAATTTTCATCAGGCAAGCATACTGAGATGCAACGTCAAGAATACCAACTTGATCTTCTTGTTTCATCATAGCAATAGAATCCATATTACCAATACCGACTCTACCATTTGCCATGATATCTAGAGCAGCTTGTTTACCAAGTCTGGCAATCCAATACTCTCTTTCTCTCTCAGCATTCCATTCAACTGCTTCTTCCAGTTGATCTTTAGTATAACCTTTTTCTTTAATATAATCAATAAAAACGTTAAGTTCGTATTGTGCTTGTCCTTTGCGTCTATGCCACATTTCCATATCTAACATGGCATCCTCAACTTCGATCTCTGCTAGATCAATATCATATTGTTCAGCACCTTCTGCTTTTAATTTTTCTGCTTCTTCTTTAACTTTACGCAAACGAACGATCCCCTTCTTTTCATCAAGAAGCATCTTTTCGTATTGATGTGATCTGTTTTCAATCTCAAGAAAAACTTGTTTTAGTTGTCTATCTGCAGTAACGTGTGACTTAATTACATAGTCTAAAATTTGATTTTTAGACATACCAAGAGACACCCGTACGGCAATCTCCTTAATCTCTTCTGTTGTGACACTCATGATAAATCAAAAAATAATGATTAGAACTTAATACCTGGAACTACTTCGTCTCTAATATAGATACCTTTGTCATTAGCGGTAAATTTATTTTCTTCCTTAGCTTGTGACTCAGGCATTGCAATACCAAAGTGGTTCTCATATAATCTATTTATCTGCCTGATGGAAGTGCAGTCTGAGAACTGTTTTTTAATTTTTGCTTGATCAATATAAAGTGCTTTTACGTTTCTATCGTAAGCAGATCTTTTTTCTTTAATTTTTGTTTTTAAGTCAGATGGAGAAACACCTTTAGCTGTTGATAACTCTCTGATAATATAATCATTATCATTATCTACATCATCATTTTGATATTCCCAAGTTTTTTTCTCTAGTGCAGTAACACCTTCATCTAGAGCTAAGAACCTTTGATCGTAAGTTTGCTCGATAATTAGTTTTGCCAAGAACTTCATAGTTCTTAGAATGGTATCATATCTTTTTTGTGTGACAGGAACTGCTGCTTTTGCTCCAGTAGGTGCCATATCAGAATATGATAGATTATCAAAATCTGCTTCTGTCTTCAATTCATCAGCAGGAACTTTGATGACAGAACGAATATCACCGATACTTCTCATTCCAAAAATTGCCATCTCTTTATCCATCTCAACATATCTGTCAGATAAAGAGTTAATTCCATTGATATCTTCAGAATCCAATGAGAAGATGTACCAATCAAGGATAGAGTTAATTGGTTGATATGTAATTAATTTTGTTAGATCGGGTGCCCTACCAACGAAATATCTTTTTGACATGTTTATTATACCCCTGTATATCCTGAAGCTAAAGTACCGTATTCAATAGCAGCACCAGATGCTCTACCAGGTGTTCCCTGTGAGTTGAGACTGCCGTTCCATCCAAATGAGTGTGTGGAGAAGTTCACTTGACCACCAGTATTATTCTGACCACCGTCATACATACCGTTCATAAATCCATGAGTCATTCCAGTGTGGAATGTTTCTTCACCAGTTGTTCCTGGTTTACCAACAGATCCTAAGTTAGAACCAGTAACATCATCTCTTCTAGACATAGCAGAGTTAGTTCTATAACCACCTGCAGTATTCCAGTAAGAATAACCTAGACGAGAGTTCCAAGTTTTATTGGTTCCATCTGTGCCAGGATTAGAACTCCATCCAGACCAAGATTGAGTTGCCCAGTCAAAGCTATATCCGTTACCGCCTTGCTTATACCAACCTTTAGTTTCTCCATAACCACATGCAGGGTTACTACCACCAGAACCGCCAGAACCACTAACAGTTGATACACTGTCATTAGTTAAATCAAAACGGTCGGGACTATCATTGGAGTCTCCACAAACATATGCATACTTAAAGTCTCTCTTCATAATAGAAGTTCTGTTTCTGGAAGTAGACATTCTAGTTCCAGCACCAGCGTTAGACTCAGTAACCATACTGAACGTAGAAACGTAATTACTATTTGCGTTCCAGTTGTTTGGAGTACAGTAAACATATGCTCTCATAGCAGAGTTTTGACAACCTGCCGTATATGCATCAGACTGATCTAGTCTATCACCAATATTGGTGTTACTAAACGTAGCGTGTGTGCAACGGTTGATATTTCTCCATGCAGCACCACCTCTATAACCCGCAGCTGGATATCCTCTTGTAATTTGGAAACCATCAGCAAAGGGTACAATATTTTCCCAGTATGCATTGACACCATCTGATTTCAGAGTGGCACCAACCGTGCTTTGATCACCAGCACTATCGGGAAATTGAGGAGGTAAGGTTGAGAATGGTTGACCATTTACAAGCAAATTGTTATTGCCAATATCAATATTACCACCAAAGGTACATGAACCATCCGTATTCAACGAAATGTTGGGGTTGGTTGAACTACCTGCGGCGGTATATTTAAGTTGATCTACTCTTAATTCTGATGCCATGGATAATAGGATCTCCTACCGTTAGTATTTAGACGATGTTCCAGCTACCGCCATCAGCAACTGTAATCACAATATTGTTATTTATAGTAATAGGACCAAAACTACCACAATTTGTTCCATTTGGAACAGTAATGTTCTCAGCAACAACTTGACTGTTAGCTTTGAAGATACCGTAGGAGTCGATCCACTGTCTTACGCCGTTAGCGTAAAGAACACTGGTGTTTGCTTGGTTACTGAAGGTTTGACCTTCAATGTTTACAGATCCAGCAACATGTAAATCATATGATGGATCTTGTTTCTTAACACCAACTCTAGACAATCTGTAGATGTCATTGCCGTTAGAAGCTTCTGTCCATCTGGAAGTTACAAATTCAGAGTTGTTCTGGAATAGTTGTCCGTTGATGTTAACATCACCACCAACATTCAATCTATAGTTTCTGCTCTGGTTGTTAGTTGGGTCAGTTCCAGAAGTTGTATTTGTGTTAATTGCAATTCTATTATCACCCTTGACTAAGAATGCAGGAGTTCCACTCCAAGATTGTCCACCACCAGCAGTGGATGCGGTAATTTCAAATGCGTCGCTATATCCGACCTGATTACCAATTCTGAAGTTTCTCTGACTAGAAGAACCTAAGAAGTATATACCAGTACCAGAGTTATCATTTGCGGTATCAAGAGTAACGTAGTTTCTAAATCTAGATGCTCCGTTAACATCTAACTTAAAGCTAGAACTTGGATTGGTGACGTTGATACCGACTGTTCCAGTATAATCAACGGTCATTGCCTCAGTTCCAACAGTTAGTGGAACCTCGTTACCACTTCTGCCAGGATCAACCATGAACGCAATACGTCCATAAGAAGACCAAAGTGCCATTCTCTCACTGCCTCTATGGTCATAAAGTAGACCACCTCTTACATTATCGTTATAAGTTAATGCTATACCAAACTGAGAATCAGCACCACCAGAACCATCTACCCAGTTACCATTGAACTGACCAAAGTCAATGCCATGAACACTTCCATAACCATTGAAGTTAGAAGGTCTCAGTCTTAACTTAACGAATGACTCACCAGCACGATTAGTGAATACGGTCTCACCAATACCGATCTTATTCTCGGAAGCGTCAACGAACAATGTATAGCTATCAACGTTAAGGTCAGCGTTGATAGTTGTTGTATTATTAACAGTTGCTGTTCCACTAACAGTGAGGTTAGAACCTGCACCCGTTAAGACAAGCGAACCAGTCATGGTGTCGCCAGTCTTGAGAACGTTAAGTGATGCTGCACCAGTTAAGTTTGCAGTAATTGTTCCAGCAGAGAAGTTGCCAGCACTATCACGTTGTACTGCATAGCTACCAAGGTTAGCACTACTAAATTGAATGTTACCTTCGTTCCATGCTTTCTGACCATTGATAGTAAATGCATCAGCATTTAAAACTGTCAGTGCTAATGTACCAGAACCTGCTGTAGCATTACCACCAGCAGCTTCAAACTTAGCAGTAAAGTGATTATCTGGAGTGCCAGGTACTAACTGAGAAGATCTAAAGAGGATTGCAGGGGAAGATGACTGACCATCTGTTCTTCCAAGTTTTAGTTCACCTGATCCAGCGTTGTTAACAATCTTACCAACATCTACTGTGTTACCATCTTCTAGAGTAAAGTCATCAAATGGTTGTCTGTTAGATGCACTACCAGCGGTGAGAGCACCAACAAAATTACCAGAATTAAGTCTACCAATTAGAATTGTAAAATCGTTAAAGTTATCTGAAGTATCGTCATTTGTTACAACACTATCGATAACAAAACTACCAACAGCTTGTGCGTTGGCGTTATACAAGTTGATTGGATTACCTGCAGCAAATACTCCAGTTGCAGATGTATCAAGAATAATTCCAGAGAAATAAATTCTGAACTTAGGATCACCAAGGAATCCTTTAACAGCTACTTGATCTCTAAAGTTAGTTGCACTAATAAATCTAGGAAGTCTGTTATCAGATAGAGTTCCTTCATTAATATTGAGAGCATTTTGATACCAAGTTCCTTGTCTATTGTCAAGTCTATCAGCATCTAATCCAGAATCTAAACCATCGTTTAGAGATGTCCAGACTTTTGCCCATGTACCGAAACTAGAAACACCAGTTCCAGATCCACGGAGATACATGTTGTCATTATCTGTGAATGCAAGTTGTCTTACACCACCAAATCCAGCATCGAAACCAGAACCACCATTTCTGAAGGTTACGGTCATGTTTCTGGTTCCACCATCACTTAGTTGGTTAGCACTGTTGAAGATAGTGTTAGCAACAATACCAGAACTGAAGTTGTTTGGAGCAGGAGAAGATGATGGGTTGTTAGTACCTGTAAGAACACGAATCGTGTTACCTGCTGTACCAGAAATAGAGATGTTGTAAGATCCAGATAATCTATCAGAAGATAGAGTACCAGCACTCATGTTGCTGGCATTTAGATAGAATGAACCTTGTACACCGTCTAGTAAGTCAGCATCAAGTCCGCTATCTGCACCAGTCTTAAGTTCGATAGAACCGTTACCTGCTTGACCGATGTTAAACTGAGACTTCTTAAATCTAGAAACACCAATTGTACCGTAAAGGTCAGCAGAAATCGTAAGGTCAGTAACTCTCTGAACGTCAATAGCTACGTTTGCATACTGTCTATTAACAGTAGAAACTTTCGCTTCTAAGACAAGAGAGGATCCAGCACCAATAGCGCCAGGAGCAGAGGTTACAGTAAAGTCAGAACTATATCCAGTACCACCATCAGTAACAGTAAGTTCTGTGACTGCATTACCAGCAACAACAATATTAACCTTGAGTCCAGTACCAGTACCACCTGTTAGTGGAAGATCAAAGTATTGACCATTGGTGTAACCAGAACCAGGATTAGAAATAATAACGTCATCAACAAATCCACCTTGAGTGAATGTTGATTCAAATGTTAGAGGTGATGCACCACGCTCAAACTCAATGATTGTTCCTAAAGGAATAGTTGCATTGACTGGATTGTTTAGAGAGATCGTAGTTAGACCTGCAGCAGTAATAACTCCAGTAATATTTGTATTAGCTTGAACACCACTTACAGTGTTCTTGACTTCGTGACCGATAAGAACATCAGAGTTTGTAGTGAAGATCATCTGAGATGATCCTGTAGTACACTGAGATGCTAGTCTTGCAAAGTATCTGCTTTCTGCACCCTTAAGTGATTGCATTGCTAGTGCAAAATTAGAATCACCTCTTAAGAATGTGAAGGAGTTTGCAGCTCCACCAATTGCAAGTCTGTCTGTTTCAATAACACCAGATGTGATATCAGAAGCAGCAATTTGATTTGATGATAGAGATACCCAGTTGTTAGCATCGAAAGAAGATGTATTTACAACTCTAGTAATATTAACTGTATTTGCAGTAGGTGATGTGCTATCATCAAATGTATCAGTATCTTCAATCTTGATATTGTTGACAATATCACCATATAGTCTGCTCTCAATTAGAGCATTACCTTGTGCTTGTGTACCAGCACCAGCTGGAGCAGCAAATGTTACAGTAGGAGCAGTGGTGTATCCATAACCACCTTTGTATCCACCAAAATCAATAATGGTAACAGTAACAACCTGACCGTTTGCAATGGTACAAGTAGCAGCTGCTGAAACTGCACCCGCTTCTGGATTACCACCAGAGAATGTAACTGTAGGAGCAACTGTATATCCAGAACCACCGTTACTAATATTAATTTGATATACAACACCTTTTCTGTACTCAGTAGCTTGAATACGACCATTAGTTAGACTACCAGTGAAGATGTCACCAATAGTAAATGCAAGAGTAGAATCTGGGTTGAATCCAAGGAACAAACTATCAGTGTCATTGTTTAGAATGAATGATGTAGATGTATCCTGTTGGATCGCGATGTCACCAGCAAGTGCTCCCTCAAGAGAAGTTCTCTCTGCTTGGTTTGCAACAGTGAAGACACTGAATGGTCTAAGTGCTGGAATTTGATCAACTGAAATCTTACCAGAATCAGTAAGTTCAACCAGAGCTCTTGGAACAGCGTTAGTAGAGTATGGTTTGTTGATGTAAGGTCCTAAGTTGTTAGTGATGTAATCTCTAACTGCTTTCTGTGTAGGTAGTTTTGAGTTGCTGGAGTTAGCACCACCTAATGTGTTGGATGCGTCAAAACCAGTAACAACAACGTCACCACCTTTCAACTTCAAGAATTCAACTTCGGAAATTGTAACCGTACCAGTAAAGGTAATGTTACCAGTTCTGTTTTCAATTCTAGCAAATGTACCAACCTTGAAGTCACCTAGTTCGTCAGTACCAGAGACGTATACACGACCATACTGTTCGGAAACTTGCTCATATGCTTCAATCTTAGTACCACCGTTCTCAGGTAGTGCAAGATAGTTAGTACCAGAACCTGCAAATTCCCAAGTGTGAGAAGAAGAGTTAACAATAGATGGTCTGTGTAGATTGACTGTCTTACCAGATAGAACACTAGTGGACACTGCTTGACCAGTAGCTAAATCTGTCAGATCCATAGCTCCGCCAGTACCATCATCGATAGTTAACTGTGCAGAGAAAGGAGGACCTACAGTAACACCAGCAACTGCATCAATGAAGTATTCAATATCTGTATTTGTATTTCTATATCCGTCAACTTTAACGATATAGTGCTCTAGTGGTTCTCTACCAAGACCACTAAGTGTTAGGATGGTTCTACCAGTAGGAGTAGAAGAAACATTAGAAATTGTTGCAATATCAAACTCATATGCATCCTTACGGAAACCTACACCTCTTAGTGCAAATGTACCGAAGTTTGTAGCAGAGTTCGTGATAGAGCAATAACCACCAGACTCAGCAAGAACACCGTCAGCACAGAAGATAACGAAGACAGAAACCAACTGGGTGTAACCATCGTTGATAACTTTATAACCAGTACCACCAAAGGAGACAATCGTAAATGCCGATGCAACCATCGACTTACCTTGGTTCGGGAAGGACGCAGTTCCGTCTAGTTCAAGACCAGGAAATGGGCAGTTAGGTTGCTTGACCTTATCACCGTCAACCTCAGCACCGCCACCACCTAGGAAGGAGATAACAGATGCGTTCTGTGTATATGGAGATGCTTCAATGATTGGATAATCATCATAGTCACCACGAATAGCTAACCTATTATTATTTGCATCACTAACAAAGTTATCTGGATACGAAATAATATTTGCTGTATCGTATAGAGGATTACTGGTTCTTGTTGTGGAACCTGCAAGAACTGTTCCATCTAAGATATCCTCAAATAGATCCATCGATGTATTGATGGAAGAAGCAACGTTAGCACATTGTGAACTTTGTCCCGTGGTGTATACAACTACAGAGTTATTAGTTGTTCTAACAAATGTATGTGCAGATTGTGGTAAATGCTTGAGGCAATTAGTAGCAGCACCTACAAATGTATGTGCAGATTGAGCATTTTGACTAATACTATTTACAACTGCACCTACAAACGTGTGTGTAGAACCTGATGCGGATCCACCAGCACCTACGTTAACTGTGACATTTCCAGTTTGTCTCTCGATACCATTAGAAGATGCACTTACAAAAGCATGTGTGCCTGTGTAAGATGATGCACCAGTATTGATTTCAAACGTGTCGTTAGTTACGTTACTGATCTGTACCCATCTATTGCTTAAGAAGTCATAATTAGCACGAGGATATGATTTCTGTACTGAATTGCCATCTAGATCACAAGTAAATGTGAGAGAATCGTCAGCAATTTTTACATAATCTCCATTAGCAAAACCGTGTCCAACACTTGTGATAACTAATCTTCCATTAGAAGATGTATAAACAGCGTCACTAGCTGTATGTTGACTAGAAGAAACTGCTGTAATAGTTAAAGATTTACCTGAAGCTGGGTCAGTAGAACGAGGATATGTGTGGAAAGTTGCATTACTATCCTGATCACATGTGAATGTAAGAGAATCATCCGCAATTACAATACCTTTACCAACTGCAAGACCATGTTGACCAAGGTTTAGAACCAAAGCACCAGTAGATGCGTCGTAAGTAGTTCCTACTGCTGCAGTAAATAATTTGTTTGCAGGAGATACACCTACGTTTAGTGTAATAGTTGTATCGCTTACACTATCGATAGGTATAGATCTTCCTGAATATGGATCGTGACCTGATCTTGGATATGTTTTGGTATCAGTGTTTCCATCCATCGTACATGTGAACGATAGACTATCATCATCGAGTACAACACCTTCTCCAATACTGAGTCCGTGACCACTTCCAATTGTTAATACTAACGCACCTGTAGCTGGATCGTATGTAGCATCTGTTGGTGTCCATTGTTGATCAGGACCAGATGCACCAACATTAATTGTAAAGGTATCTGCAGTTGTTGCTGTTACTACTAGAGCATTACCGTATGCAACTTGACCAGATTGAGGTAGACTATGCTCAGTGGCATTACCGTCCATTGCACATGTAAATGTGAATGATTCTGGAGAAAGACTAATACTATTACTTGTAGTAACACTATGACCTGTCACAGTCATTATGAAATCACCATTAGCAGGATTGTAAGTAGCTGTTGATGGTGTGTACTGTGCTACTGGAACGCCTGCATTTGGATCAGGAAGAATATTCCAATCTTCAAACTTAGGAATTGGTGAACTTAATACAGTGGGATTGTATACAATAATAGTTCCATCTGTTACTGCACTTACAAATGTGTGTGCTGAACCAGAAGCAGCACCAGCATCTCCCACATTACATGTGACTGTAGTTACACCACCAGAAGATTGAACATTAGTGATGGCATGACTCTTACCGTAGTTTGCATCTGTTCTTAGTGGACTGGAGTGTGTCTCTGTAACATTGTTATATGTGCATGAGAATGCAATCGCCTCTTCTTTAAATGCAATTCTGTCGCCTACGCTAGGAGCAATAAGAGGATCTGGGAAGATTACATCTAAACTACCAGTAGATGCATCATAGATTGCGTTAGTTGGAGTAAGATCAATATATGATCCATCAGTCCAGTTACGCATTGCTGCGATAGCGTATGTCTTAGCTCTTTGATATGCGTAAATTGTTTCTGCTCTTTGTGCTTCTGGAATACCAGTCAAAGCAGTTGATGTGAAATATGATTCAGCAGCTACAACAATATTTTCATTACCACCAAATGTTAAATCTTTTGCTAGATTACTAAGAGTAATTCCTAGATCTCTTTTACATTTTCTTTCGTTTGTATTATCAAGAGCAAATAGTGGGAATTGACCTAATGTGTCACGTAAAGCTTGATCAGCAATTAGATACTTATTTCTTTCAATTAGATATGCAGCATCCAGATATGTTCCATTCTGGTTCTTAGTAATAATATCAACCCAAAGGAATGATAAAGTATCGATTGCAGATTTAACATCAGCACAAGCTGGAGTTCCTGCTGTTGCAGTGATAACTGTATCATCAAAATATCTAGTTACAGATGAGTATACTGGAGTATAGATTGGATCTGTAGGAGTACCATCTCCAGTTCTCCAATTTCTCATTGCATAGATGCAAAGTTCTCGTGCATATTCAATAGCACGGAAGTTTTGAACAATCTCATCCTTGATGTATGCAATTTCTCCACCAAGAATATACTTCTTAGCTGCTTCAATTACGTTAAAGTTAGAACCAAATTCTAAATCTCGTACTAGAGCGTTAACAAAGTGGATGACATCTTGACGACATTGCTCATCACCATCACTCCCTGTGTTATCTCCGCTAGTTGGAGAACTATAAGAAGGATAAAGTTTTTGACCAGCTTCACAAGATAGGAGGATATCTGCTAATTTAACAGTATCATCTTCTACTAAAGTTGTTAGAGCAGCATCTACTGTGATAGTTGCATAACCTGTTACGATATTATCGTAAACAAAATTAGTAATGTTTACAGTTGCATTTTCAAACTTAACTGTACCACCAGAAACGTAAGTATGAGTTACTGGAGTCTGACCTAAAAATACTTTGAATGTATCTCCACCACCAGTAATTTCGGATACTTGATAGTAATCTTTAGCAAATTGACGATTAATTCTTCCTACAACTTCATCTGCAATAAACTCTCTGTTATTGCGAAGGAATACACAAGCGTCTTGGAATCTTCTTTCTACAGGAGTAGAAATTGGGAATGTGTTTGGTGAGTTAAGTAGAGATAGAGTAACTACTTTTGAAAAATTCTTTACGGTTGCAAATTGACCAGGATCTAGATTAGCATCTGTAATTGCTGGTAGCTTCTTGGGAATTACAAATCGTCTGCAACGACCATCAGCATCTTCTAGAACTTTATAGATTCTTTGCTTACCGTTTAAAACTGATAAATCAGGGTTTGAAGTAGGAAGATTTTCAATTAAAATTTCTTGACCTTCTTTAAACTCGTGTGTATTTGTTCTACCAACTAGTGCGTTAGTGTAGAATACAACACCACCAAGATCCTCTGCATTACCAAACTGAGCATTCTGGAAACCACCAGTTGCAATACTTGGATCTCCCTGCAAGGAGAAGTCAAGTCTAGAAATAGGTAGAGTTGTAGTGTAATCTTCATCTACCGATACAACCTCACCCTCAGCTCTAATTGATTTAATAGCTGTTGTGTCTACAGTCTCAGTTTGTGCAGTAGCTTGGTTGATTAAGTATGTACCACCAACACCTGTTGCATCCCATGTAGGTGCATTTAAAATTGGGAAGAAAGTTACATCCCAGATATTGCTTGCAGATTGTGTAGTATCAATAGAAGCAACTTCATAGAATCCTGTGAAAGGAAGACCTGATGATGGTGTTCCTACCAATTGAACAACTGTGCCACCTGGAATAGTTCCAGTAGGATCTTGTGAAAATCTTAAAGTGTTTAATCCTTGTTGACCAGTGATAGCAAGGTTGATAACACTACCTGCACCAGCAGATGTGATATATGAAAATTGTTCACCTTCAACGAAAGAACCAGATTGTAATTGTACGTCAATAGTACCAGAGACATATGCACTAGCACCTGTTGTAGTTGCAAATACAACGTCAAATATTTTTGCTCTAGAACCAGTGTTAACACCTTTTACAATTAAACCAGATGTTAATGTAGCAAGACCTGTGTTGTTTTGGAAATTAACACGGAATTGTTGAGGTCCAAAAATCTGATGACCAACAGGGAACGATGTTCCAAAGTCACCATTAGCTTCAACGTCAAGCATTACTCTTTGCTTGTCGTCAAATACCATCGCAAAATCCCAAGTAGCAACTGCGTCACCGTTGGAATCAATTTGGTCACGATAAGTAACACCAATAACGTAGTTCTTATCACCAAACTTAATAATGTGTTTGCCAGGATTAGCAGGACGGATGATAACCAAACGTAAGTTATCACCAACAATAGAACAATCAGGTGGTAATGAAATTGGGTTATCTTCTACATAATCACCACCAGACACGATGATAGTTTCTTTGACGCCAGGTGTCTTCCACGCTTCCTGTGCCGCCTTTTTAATAGTTCTTACTGGGTTTACAGCAGAACGACCATCATTGAGGTCAGAACCAATCTGCTGAGAAACGTAAATACGACCACCAACGTCATTCGTAGCTAGGTTAAGGACGTATTCTGTAGTTGCAATCTTATCGGATCTATCACCTAGTAGAGGTGTGATTGATCTTGGAAATACACCAGCATCTCCAGTATCGTTATATCTAAACTCATTGGGATCATTTACACGGAAACCAATGTGTTTGAAGTCAACACTACCATTTGTTACAACACCATCAAGATGTTCTGGAGCTTCAGAACCAGTTTGACCAGTGTTTAGTGCTTGATAAACATTAGCACCAAAATATCTGTATTGATTTTTTTGTATAATAACATTAGCAGACCACAGTGTGCCTGTGTTATTCATGTAAGTCTTCAGGTTAGGACCCCTGAAGTTAGCATCGGGAGTAACAAAGTTGTCAATATCTAGGTTTAGAATTCTCGCCGTATCAGAAATGATAGACGTAGACGTTCTAATAGCACCATTAATGTCAAGTTCAAAGTCAACAGTATCAAGTTCTGCAATTGCAGTACAACCAGAACCACCACCCTCAGAAATAGTAACAAGAGGTGCCTGTGTATATCCACTACCAGGATTATTAACAGCAATTGTAGTTACTTTACCGTTAAAAATAAACGCGGAAGCAAGTGCTTGAATACCACCAGCAACATTAGGAGGTCCGATAGTTACTGTCGGGTTTACAGTGTATCCAGAACCATTTGTTTGTAGAACAATATTATTAACTCTTTGCCCAGTTCGGTTAATACCGACACGGGGTAATTGAGTAGTAGGATCCAACTCAGTTCGCAAGACTTCTTTTTCGTCTGCGCCTGTGCCGATTCTGATTGTGGCTTCATTATCACCGATGAGTTTAGGGTTGACGCCCCTAATTTTCTCTTTATCGGAATTAATATGAAAACTCATGGTGTTCCCGTGCTTTTGACTTTTTTCCTATTCTATATTTAGCATCAAGCCCAAGCAATACTAATAACTTCTGTGGATGAAACCCACTTAATAGTTGCAGTTGTACCAGCTCTTACGGTGTTGTAGCTAAAAACGTTTGTTCCACCAGTAGGTTCAATACTCCAAGTTTCACCTGAAGGAATATCATCTTTAATTACTGTTTGGAAACTAGACATAATATTTACATTTCCTGATCCGTCACATGAGACAGCAGTCTCAAACTTAACAGCATATACAGTTCCTG